TATACATTGTAAACGTTATCTTTCTTCTGCTAAAATAACTTTCTCTGCTGAGTCTATTCAGAAATAACGTAGTTTATACCAATATTTATCAACATAAGTTTGTCAGAACAATTAATATAAAGGAATAAGAACATGGCAGAACAAACATTTAAGTCTCCGAACTTTTATGAAAGAGAAATTGATTTATCGGTTTTAGCTGAATCAAATCCAACTGGAACACCTCTTGGTGTTGTCGGTACTTCAAAAAAAGGTCCAGCATTCGTCCCAGTAACGGTAGGCAATTATGATCAATTTGTATCTAGGTTTGGTGACTTAGATGTAAAGAAGAATGGTCCTTACGCAGCAAATGAATGGTTGAAGCATAAGAGTGCACTTACATATCTTCGTGTATTGGGTGCAGGTTCAAATGCATCTGAAACCGATATTGAGGAAACACGTCAGACAGATAGAGTAAAAAATGCTGGATTCAAACTTGATGGTGTCGCTGCACCTGGAGATACAATCGGCCGGCATGCAGGTTGTGTTCAGTTTATTTCAGCTGTTCATACAATACAAAGTGAAGAATCAACTTTTCCTCTTTTCACAAATAATGATTCAATTGTAGAGTCAGCAAATAAAGCTACTCTGTTGAGAGCAATGATTATGACCCCAGAGACTTCAAGGGTTATGATTATTGCAGATCCTGAAGTAACAGAGACATTCACAGGAAACAAAACTGATGAAAGTACAATTGTCTTGGGGACATTCTCAGGAAAGTTTAAGATTGCTATTTCATCTTCACTTGGTTCAACATTTTGGACTGATGAAAACAAACCAGGTGTGAAGATCTTTACTGCATCACTTGATCCATCAAGTGATGATTATATCGCAAAAGTATTGAATACAGATCCTGAAAAGTTTATTGACACACAACATTATCTTTATGCAGATTTTCCTGTTGATTCTGAGCTAGCAGTTGCAGAAGGAGCTATTGCTGTATTATCAGGATCAAATGCAACTTCAACAACTTCTGGAGACACTGCACTTCAAATGAGAAAAGCTTTTGGTTCATTTGATGCTAGATATAGAGCACCATCAACACCTTGGTTCATATCACAACCATATGGTACAACTGAATATGATCTTTTCAAGTTTGAGTCTGTCGATGATGGTTCATATGCTAATACATTATACAAGATTTCTATAACAGACTTAAAGGCATCAGTTGATGAATCAGATTTATTTGGTACATTTACCGTTCAAGTACGTGACTGGAATGATACTGACTTAAACCCACGAGTGCTTGAATCATTCAATAATTGTACATTGAATCAACGATCAACTAATTACATCGCAAGAGTAATTGGTGATTTCAAGGCAAGATTCAATTTTGATGCTGAACTTGATTCAGAGAAGAGAATTGTATTTTCAGGAAAATATCCTAATCGTTCTAAATATGTTAGAGTTGTAATGAATGAACAGGTTGATAGAGGGCTTATCCCACAGAACAGCCTACCTTTTGGGTTCAGGGGTCATGAAATTCTAAAGACAAATGAACTTCTTACAGACGATTCATCTGGTGCTGGTAGATTGACTGGCAACATTTCAACAGCTGCTGTTGCTGGGGGTATTTTGCCTCCTATTCCTTTTAGAGTTAAAGTTACAAAGGGAGATAATCCAGCTGCTGCAACTTGGTTAGGTGAACCTGGGAATACTGAAACATCTCTTTCATTGTTCTATTGGGGTGTTAAATTTGAAAGAAATACTGACCCACTTAATCCGAATGTTGCTTCAGAAAAAAATAAACTTCTTGAAAATTATGCTAAGTTCATGGGTATCACAAAACTTGACGTTCTTGTGACTGGTTCTGGTGCTGATACATTTAATAACAATAAGTTTAGCTTGTCAAAAGTTGCACTAAGCGCAACTTCTGTAAATAACGTTACTGGTTCTGTTTCGCAACATATGAGAGAAACTGCATATATAAGAAATGGTGTTGTAGATCCAAGCAGCTATGCTATTGATGATGGTGTACTAGGAAAGAGATTGACACTTGCAAGCTTGTTGAATTCACTTTCTGCATCTGAATTTAATCGTTTTTCACCATATACAAAGTTCACAACATTTATGCAGGGTGGTTGGGATGGTTTGAATATCCTAGACAAGAATGCACAATATATGAATGATCGTTCAACATCATTTGATACTGGCGCTTGTGCAGCTGCTGGATATACATCTCCAGGATTTTCTGTTAATTTTTGTGGTGAATCTGTAGACAATTCAGCAGTAAATGCATACAAAACAGGAGTAAACATTCTTACTGACTCAACATTATCAAGATGCAATCTAATCATGCTTCCAGGAATTAGAGAATCATATATTACAGATTACGCATCTAAGAAAACAAAAGACTACGGACTTGCACTGTATGTGATGGATGTACCTTCATATGATGATTCTGGAGCTCGGATATTTGATGACATGGTTATGAAACCATCTGTAGAGAGAACATGCCAGTCACTTGATTCAAGAGTTATTGATAATAGTTATGCAGCTACATATTTCCCAGATGTTTACATTAATGATGCTGTTAATTCAAGAAGAGTTAACGTACCAGCTTCAGTAGCTATAGCAGGTGCTATAGGATACAATGACAAGGTGGGATATCCATGGTTTGCACCAGCTGGATTTAATAGAGCAGCCTTGGATTTTGTTACTAATTCAACAGTTAGACTTAGTGCCGCTGATAGAGATAGACTTTCAGAATCAAGAGTGAATCCAATTGCACTATTTCCACGTGCGGGTTATGTTGTATATGGACAAAAGACATTACAAATCGGGCAGACTGCACTTAATAGAGTCAACGTAAGAAGGTTGATGAATGAAGTGAAGAGAATTATTGTCAATATTGCAAAAAATATGGTTTTTGAACAAAATGATCAATCAACAAGGAATAAGTTTGTTTCTGATGCTCAATTACAGCTTTCATTAATCAAGGCACAATCAGGTGTTGATTCATTCAGTGTTGTGATGAATGAGACAAATAACTCGACAGAGGATGCAAGGGCACTTAGAGCTAATGGTCGAGTAGTGATTGTACCTGTTAGATCAATTGAAAATATTGCAATTGATTATATCATCACAAATAGCGGCGTGCAGTTTCTTTAATTAAAAGTATGATGATACGATATTTAGTTAATAACGGAGTTATAACATGGTACAAGTAAACATGGGAAGTGCTGGGGTTACAGCAACAGAGATTGATATATCAGGGCCTCTCACACAAGAGCCAACTGGTGTTCCTGCATGTGTGATTGGTACAGCAAAAAAAGGTCCTGCATATGTACCAATCACAGTTGCGAATTCTAAAGACTTTTTTACAAAATTTGGAACAACAGATGAAAATATGTTTGGGCCTTATGCTGTTAATGAGTGGCTTAAGAATTCAAATGCTGCAACATATTTAAGAGTGTTAGGTGTCGGCGAAGGCAAGAAAAGAGAAGCTGATGGCTCTGTAGCAAGGGCAGGGTTTACAGTGGGTTCAGAGTTATTTGATGACGATGGTTCACAAGTAGAAAACCCATATGCAAATGCTAACGGAATACCTGGTCGCGCTTATTTCATTGGTGCATTCATGTCTGAGTCTTTGGGTTCAACCATTCTTTCAGATGCAGGACTACAAGGGCCCTCAAGTATAACACCGGGTAACACAACATCAGTTCCAGTATTACGTGGTGTATTGATGGCTGCATCTGGTGTTCTTTTGACAATGTCATCATCATTTGGTGGAGCTGGTGATTCTGATGCACCTGAATCAACAACGGTCGGTGCACCAGCAACTGCATTGGGTACTACGGTCGGCACAGTAAGACTTCTTGATGGATCAGATTCCAAACAAGAGTTCGTTTTGTTCCTCAATGGCCATAAAGGAACTGATGCTCAATATCCTAATGTAATTACAGCATCATTTGATATGAGAGCACCTAACTACTTTGGAAATGTATTCAACAAAGATCCGTTTAAGGTTCAAGAAGCAGGTTATTACCTATATACACAATGGGACATCCATCCATCTCAGGCAACTGTTACTGGTTCTGTTTTAACAGAAAACGCTAAGGTAGCAGCGGTAAATAATGGCCTAGAAGCATGCGCATTCATCACTACAGGCTCTCTTGGATATAATTTAGGTAACTCCACAACACCTAATTTCGAGGGCTTTGTGGATAGGTTTACACATGCAAGGTCACCTTGGGTTATTTCACAGAAGTTTGGTGGTTCACCACAAAATCTTTTCAGGCTTCATGCTCTTGATGCGGGTTCAGGTGTTTCAACAAGCTACAAGATTTCAATAGAGAATATCACACCTTCAAATGATCAAACAAACAAGTATGGTACATTTGATGTTGTACTACGTAGGTGGGATGATAGAGACACATTAGTCGTTCCACTTGAGCAATGGAGAGGATTGAATCTAGATCCAGGAAGTGACAGGTATATTTCTAAAGTAATTGGTGATACACATGTATACTATGACTTTGATAGAAATGAGGGTTCACAGAAGTTAGTAATTGACGGAAATTACGGAAATTCATCAAATTATGTAAGAGTAGAAGTTGATAGTGCTGTTGAAAATATGGACATCAGTTCTGTTGCTCTTCCATTCGGGTTTAGAGGACCAGGTCATCTTGTAACATCTGGGTCTGCGCCGTTAGCATCTTCAGATCCTGAGTCAGTGCTAACTGTTGATACAGCATTAAAACGTTGTATAACGCCCCCAGTTCCATTTAGAAAGAGTGTTGTTGTAGGAACAGGAGCTAGGGCTGAAGTAAATCCTTCACTTTACTGGGGTGTTCAATTTGAACATAATGTTTCAACGACAGTAAGCAATAACTCTAATTTAAAGAATGAATCTATCAAGTCATTTGCTAAATTCTTCCCAGACTATTCTGTAGACAATATGAATGTGTTTGTTACTGATAATACAGGTGAGCCTGATACGGCAGCACATGGTATTATAGACTCAGACAGGTTCTGCAGAAACTTATTTACATTAGAAAATGTACAAGTTGTCACAGGTTCTTCTACATTGGCTGATTCTTCTAAGTGGAAAGATGCAGTTTATGTAAGAGCAGGTAATATTGTTGCAAATGACACGAATAAAACTAAAGCATTTAGTTCAAGTGACTTAACTGTACAAGCAAATAGAAGGTTTGCAAAATTCACGATGTTCATGCAAGGTGGGTTTGATGGAACGAATATTTTTGACAGGGATTCTTCTAGAATCAATAATATTGCAGTAACATATGATCTAGATCATTCTTCAAGAGGAAGAGAAAATGGTCCTAGTGTAAAATCATATTCAAAAGCAATTGACATTATCACACATGAAGAAAATGTTGATATGCAGTTACTTGCAATCCCTGGTATTAGACATTCATATATTACTGAACTTGCTTCAGATGCAGTAAGAGAAAGATTTGATGCTCTTTACATTATGGATGTTGAAGAATATGACAATGATGGTCAGCTTGTTGAGTCTTCAGGTCAGGATGTTTCAGTTGCACGTACATCACAGTTCTTTAAAGAGCGTTCAGCCGACAACAATTTTGCAGCCGCATATTTTCCTGATGTAGTAACAACAGACCCAGTAACAGGAACAAATATTGTTGTCCCTCCCACTGTTGCAGTTTTAGGTGTAATATCACAAAATGATAGGTTGGCTCAGCCATGGTATGCACCTGCAGGTATTACTCGTGGAGCTGCACAGGGTGTTCTATACCCAAGTGTAAGGTTGTCAAAAGACAATATGGATACCCTTGCAGATGCAAGGATTAACCCACTTGTTGAATTAAACCCAGGTACTGGTGTGGTTGTTTGGGGTCAAAAGACTCTTCAATTAGCTAATTCTTCACTTGACAGAATAAATGTAAGAAGGCTATTGATCGAAATTCGTAGACAAGTAAAAGACGTTTCAAGGTCAATTATATTTGAACCTAATAGAAGTGCAACACTTGCAAGATTCTCAGCTGCAATTACACCAAGATTGACAAGAATTCAATCGTTGTTGGGCCTTGAAAGATTCAATGTTGTGATTGATTCTTCAACAACAACCCAACAAGATATTGAAAACCTTACAATAAGAGGAAACATTATCGTTCAACCAAAGAATTCAATTGAGCAAGTTTCACTTGAGTTCGTTGCAGCAAATAACATATAAGTTGAATATTATCGTAAATCGCATATAATTACAGTATATAAGGAAAATTGAACATGGCAGCAGAAACACTAGATGTAACTTCAATGTTACCAGTAAAATTTGAACCAAAAAGACAGAACCGCTGGATATTGATGATTGAAGGTATTGATGCATATTTGATTGCAAAAGCAGCAAGACCTTCAATCAAGCTTGAATCTAAAGAAATTCCATTTATGAACTCATATAGAGTCATAAGCGGAGCTAAAGCAAGGTTTGATCCTATGTCAATTGAACTTCATGATGCAATCGCGCCTTCAGGTGCTCAACAAGTCATGGAGTGGATTCGTACACATTATGAGTCTGTTTCAGGTCGTGCTGGGTATGCAGATATGTACAAACGTGATATTCAGCTTAAATTAGTAGATCCAGTTGGAACCGTGATTGAACTTTGGGATATTACAGGTGCTCTTATTGAAGATGCAAAGTTTGGTGATTTAACTTATGAAGATGATGCTATTTTGACAATTTCACTTACTATCAAATTTGATAATGCAGTTCTTCAATTCTAATTTGTAAGCTATATGATATGCACTTTCAGGGCTCTATTAGAGCCCTGAAATGTTTATACAAACATGGGTTTTGCTTTAAACAAGTACTCATTTTTTGTTTATAATGTATAGTATTAGTAGGAGCATATAACATGTCTGAAAGAGAAAATGAAATTTTTAACAAAAGCACATCTCAAGTTGTTGAAGGGATCAAGCAGGTTTCTTCTTGGGATAAATTTAAATCAGATTTTGGTATTACCATACCTGATGAAGAAGTGCCTCTCCCATCTTGTGGGTTTGTATACCCACAATCACATCCATTTCACTTGCAAGAATCAGTTCAAATTAAGTCGATGACTGCAAAAGAAGAAGACATCCTTACAAATAAAGTTCTTCTCAAGAAAGGAACAGTCATCAGTGAACTTATTAAGAGTTGCTTGACTGACAAAAGAGTTGACCCTAAGGATCTTATTTCTGGTGATCGAAATGCACTTCTTGTTGCTATTCGTATTACAGGGTATGGTGAACAATATGTTGCAGAAGTCCAGTGTCCTGAGTGTGATTTCAAAAATAAGACAGAGTTCAATTTAAGTTCACTACCTATTACTAGGCTTGAAGTGAAACCTCTCATTGAAGGGCAAAATGTCTTTCAATTCAAGCTTCCTGCAACTGGTGCTAATGTACACTTTAAGTTCCTGACTGGTCGTGACGAAGAAGAAATTCTTGCAACACAAGAAAAGAAAAAGAAGGCTGGGCTTAATTCAGATACAAGTGTTACAACAAACCTTGCATATCAGATCATTTCAGTAAATGGTATTGATGACCGTGCAAAGATTGCACAATTTGTTCAGATGATGCCAGCAAGGGATTCTCTTGCATTAAGAACATATATTAAGGACAACGAACCTGGCATTGAAATGAAACAAGAGATGTGTTGTTCATCTTGTGGTCATACTGAGGAGGTTAATGTTCCACTTGGGACTTCGTTTCTTTGGCCTTCAGCCTCATGATAGAGCAAATTTAGTGCTTGAACCTACATTCATTTTAATGTATTATTGTGGATTCTCTTATTCTGAGGTGCAAACATTACCTGTTCAATATAAGAGATGGTTCATCGATAGGCTTAATACTGAAATTTCTACAAGGGGCAAAGATGAAGGAACAAGAGCAGCCCACCAGAATACACCTGATGTTAGAGAACTTCAGGGTAGAATGAGAAATCAGGTTCCGAGTCGATTATCTAGGTTTACATAAAAAAGAGGGCCTTGAGCCCTCTTTTTTCTTTTCTTTATATTTATTTGAGGGGTGTTTATGTTTGGGATGAATACAATGGGAAAACTATTTTTTGCAACACTTGGTGCATGGGTTGCAGGAAAAATAGTAAATACTAAAATACGGGGCTCTGAAGAACAAATACAGGCAGTCAAAAATGCCCTCCTTGCTTCAAAAAGATTTCAAGCAGAATTAAATAAACCTGGTGCTACTATTGACAGTGTAATACATAAAATGAACATTAAGGATATGTCTGCCAAAGAATTTGAAAGAGTGTTCGGCGTAAAGTGGCCATTATAATCTGAGCATATTTAAACTATGGCAAAAATAACAAGAGAACAAATTGAGATAACTAAGTCATTGTCAGAGGCTATGACAAGCATGTCTCAAATTGTTGAAAAGTTGAATACAACACTCATAACTCAGACTCAACGTTTGAATGAGCTTCAATCCTCATATCAAAGAAAAGCAAATGAAACAACAAAAAGTTATGAGACCCTTAGTGATGCCATAGAAGATGTTTCGGGTAAAACAGAAGAATTAAGCTCGACAAGTCGTCAGTCATTGCAAACACTTGTCGAGTCGAATACCAAGGGAGAAAAAAGCTTTGCTTCCCTTGCAAAGAAAGTCTATGTAGCAGCTGGTGCTATAACTGGACTTGGTTCAACATTGAAGAATATGTATTCAATCCTTAAGACGGGTGCACGCTTGTTATGGGGTATTGGAGATGCAGCTGTAGGTATCGGTGCTTCAATCATTTCAATTCCATTTAAGATGTTCAATGGTCTTGTTAAGATGGCAAACAATGCTTCTAATGGTTCAAGTGAATGGGCTGAAGCAATAAGAGAATTGAAGATAGAATTTGGTGCATTGAAACAAGATGCTCCTGCTGCAATCATGTCAGTATCGAGACAAATGCCAGGATTTGCTGCAACAGGATTAAGTGCATATAGAATATTTGGCTCTGTTGCTGAGAGAATGAAAGAATTCAACAAACTTTCACAAGAAATGGGTGCCGTGTTCACGACAATGGCTGCAGAGTTCAAAGCTAATGGCGGTGCAATTGTCGCCTGGCAAAAAGGTCTTGGTCTTTCGGGTGAACAGATGGGCAATGTTGCTCGTTTTTCAAAAGTGATGGGTAAGACAACATCATCACAATTGAAAGAAATGCAGCAATATGCATTTGATTTAGGTAATGAATTTGGTATTGCAACAAAACACATATCCAGAGATGTTGCAAAGGCAATGGGTGACGTCGATAAGTTTGGAAATGCAACAGTTAAACAACTGAATGAAGCGTCTGTCTATGCAAGAAAACTGGGTGTAGAACTCGAAAAACTTGCAGGCATATTAAGTACCTTCGAATCATTTGAGGGAGCTGCAACAGCTTCATCAATGTTATCACAAGCATTTGGTGTGAATATCGATGCATTTGAAATGATGCAACAACAAGAACCATCACAAATGATTGAAACATTGAGGAAGGAATTTGCTGCTGCTGGTCAGGATGCATCAAAATTCAACAGGCAAAACCTTGCTCTATTGGCATCTACAACAGGATTAGATGCAGCAACAGCCCGCCAAGTGTTTTCATTAAAGAACCAGGGTTTGTCACTTGAAGAAGTAAGAAAGAGAAGTGATAAGACTGCAAAAACACAAATGAGCCAAGAAGAAGCGATGTCTAAGCTTGCTGACTCTATTGAAAGACTTGTGAGATCAGGGCAGCAGTCAGGTGGTTTCTTTGAGAAATTCATGAAAGGCATTCTTGGGGGTATAACATCAGGAAAAGAATTCCGTTCAATTATTAGAAACCTAAATGCTGCATTTTGGACTCTTATTGAAAATGGTCGTCGTCTTGGTAGAGCAATTGCACAAATCCCAGGATTGAAAGATTTTCTTGGTGGGATTGCAGGTTTCTTTGATCCCAAGAGATTCAAGGGCCTTGTTAGAGGGATAACTGATGAATTGATTAAATTTGTCCAAGGAAAACAATCATTTCCTGAACTGATGAAAACCATGAAAGAAAAGTTCTTCAATTTTCTTGATGTATCATCACCTGCAGGACAAAGGTTTCTTAGTGGAGCTAAATCATTATTCAAGGGTATTGCAAATTTTGCTGCAGATGTCATAAAGTGGTCAGCAGATAAGATTGCAGATGCATTACGTTACGTAATTGATATCATTACAGGTAAAAAGAAACTATCAATGCCTGGTGCAGGTGGAACGTTAGGTTTCTTTGCTGATGCATTAAAACCTCTCATAGAAAGCTTTGGTTATGCATGGAATGCAATAGCACCTGAACTTGGTAAATTGCTTACACTACTCGGTGAAAAAGTGATGTCATTTATTGAAGGCACACTCATTCCCAAGTTGAAACAATACGCACCTGAACTTGCACTTGCATTATTAGGCCCTGGTTTCCTGAAAGCACTTATGGCAGCAGCTACAACTAGCATGGGAAGCTCAGTTGTCACAATGATCAAAGACACGTTTACAAAGAAACTTGCTCCTGCAGCTGCTACATTAGGGCAAGCCGCTTCAAATATACCATCTACCAGCGGCGGCAAAAATATAAATGCAGCGACTGAAGCTGTTAATGGGATTAAAGGGTTAAGTGATGCAACTTCTAAGATTTCACCAAAAGCGATAATTGAACTGCCCCTCAAGATGCTTGCAATGGCAGCAGCACTAGGTGGTGCGGGTATTATTTTTGCAGGAACCATTGTTGTAATAACTGAAATTTTGAAAAATGTTGATTTTGGTACAGCCATCAAATCATTTGGGATGTTAGCTGTTGCGACACTTGCAGTCCTTCCTCTTGCGGCCGCTATTGGTCTTATATCACCACTTGCAAAGAGTGCACTTACAGGCATACTTGCTATAACAGGTGCACTTAGTGTCCTTGTTCTTCTTGCTCTTGCAATAAAAGAACTTAATCTAAGTACAGATGATTCAGGAAAAATGAAGAGCTTTGCAGGTTACATGTTCGATTTAACAAAAGTGATACTTGCAATGATCCCTGTTGTCTTGGGCGCGGCAGCTATTGGTACACTTATTATGGGCTCTATGGGCTTCGGTTTGTTGAGCCTAGCAATAGGATTACCTATTTTGACAGGTTCGGTTTTTGCTGTTATTGAAGCAACAAAGACACTTATGATTGAACTTGAAAAAATGAAGACTTCGGCAGATCTTAAGCAAAAGGTTGATATCTTTGTAAGTCTTTCAGGTGCTCTAACTAATTTTGCAAGAGTTTTTGTTGATATTATTGATGAATTAAACCCTTCAATTTTTGAAATTATAGCAGGTGGCCCTGATTTTAAACAAAAAACAGACTCTGCAACAGGTATCATAAAGGAAATGATTGGTTCAGGTGACTCAGGCATTATGGGTCTTGTAAAAACAGTCATTAGCTCAATTAATAAACTTGATGCAACTGATTTATCAGAGAAATCACAAGCATTTGCTGGCCTATTAACATCTGTTGCTGAGCTATCAAAAGCGATAATGCCACCACAGGGATTCTTTGATGTATTTAGTGGAATATTAATAACCAAAGAAGAAAAACTTTCTATGGTAGAAGGAATGAAGCAGCTTTCTAACCTATATGGTGAAGAAATTAGAAAGTCAGTCGAAAAAATTAAAGAAATAGTACTTGACATGGGTGTGCAGTCAAGTAAATTACCTTCTATGGAGCAAGCAGGTATTATTAATACACTTCTTTCGTCAATAGTAGGTATTATGAAAGCTGCAACTCCGAGTACTGATTTGATTGCACAGTTTAGGACTGTAAAAGGTAATATTTTGTCGAGTGATGATATTAATATTGATATTGATAAAGTATCAGAGTTCATGAAGAGCAACTTTAGAAATATAAAAACGCTTGCAAAAGATCTTAGCGTTAATCTTGTTGATGATATTTTACAAAATATGGATCTGTATAAGAATGTTTATACACCTGAAAACATAGGCAAACTTAAAATTGCAGGGGAGTTTTTAGGAAATATTGCTAACCTTGTCTCAAGCTTGTCAATGTCTAAAACTGAAATACCGAATGTTAATATAAAAAATGAAGGAATGATGGGTGAAGGTGCACAGAACATTATCAACGTTCATGCACCTAACATTATTCAAGTCCTTAAAGACATCGTAAATGGTGATCTTTTACATCAATTAGTTGGGTCAATGATTAAAGCGGTGAATCAAGTACCAACTGGAAATGAACTCAAAACATTTACAGGTAACATTGAAATTGTAAAATCATTGTTTTCATTCCTTACAGAAATCCCTAGGCTATATGATGAACTCAATAAAGTCCCAGAAGTCACAAGTATGTCAGGTGGAGAAAAAGCACGTGATTTAAAAGAAGTAATTCAAAATGTTAGTAACAGCCTAGAGCAGATTGTCAGTGGGCAAATTCTTCATGACTTACTTTTTAACATCGATACAATATCAAAAATTATATCAGGAAATGCTCTTAATAAGAAAAACATTGATCTTGTTTCTGGGTTTTCAAGCTCGATATCAGATATCATGAATGCATTTTCAAGCATTAGTGGAAAGACTGTTGTAATAGATCCAGTGTCAATTCATGGCAAAATGTTAATGCTTAGTTCAGCTATGGCTTCTCTTTTTAAACCAATTGAAGCTTTCGGCGGAAAAAGTATAGTAGCTAGTATAGCAGACATGCTGTCAGGTGACAACCTGGCTTCAATGAAGAAAATGGGTGCTGGTGCCACTACTTTCTCTAAACATCTATCTACACTTGCGACTGCAATTGATAAAACAATCCTAGGTGATCTTGTATTCGTGAGTGACCTTATAGACCAGATTGCAATTATCCAAGGTAAGCTCTCAGATATTGAACCAATTAATATTCATGAAAAACTTAAACCTATTTTGAGTGGTCTTGGCATATCAAAACCCGGTACATACAAGATTCAAAGTAATGGAGTCAATGTTCACGTAAACCTTACAGTTGAAATAAGAGCAGAGGACATGGAAAAAGCTATTGTCATGAGAGAAAAATCTGTTATTCGTGATGCAGTTAATTTTGCATTAAAAAACCCTGTTTCGACATCTGATGAAATTCCAAAGACATCAACTGGCTATGATTTTGTTCCTAGAACAACAACTAAATAATCCCCTAATGCTCTAGGGCATGCATAGAATATTTTAATCTACCCAATTAAGGTAAACAAACATACCTTGTAGATAAATATCTCTAAGGCCAATCTGATGAATGAGGATATCATATGAGCAACAATACGAACAACCCTGATAATCTACCTTCTGTAATATCACAGGGCATAGATTCGTCTACACTACCTGCTCAGTCTAAGGGAATTGACACAGGTTTGCCTGGGTTTGTGATTGATGATAAAGTTCATACAATGAATCCTGTTGTCGACTATAATGGTGACCCTGCCCCAACATTACCTGCATTGAATAAAGACGGTGACATCAGCATTGATAAGAGACAAAAGGATATCCCAACATCCACAAAAAGAACTCTTGCTGATTTTTTGTCAAAAAAGACGACAACAAATCATTATAAATTAGATAGCTCATCATATGACTCCTCAATAAATGGTAGTAACAACAAAACACCTATTCTTTCAAATTTTAATTCAAGCTATCATACAAAAGATATTGAAAATATCAATAATTTCGAAGATCTGCAAGGGTGGGCACCTAATTCTGATGGTTCTATAGAAAATTCAGAGTCACCATTAATGGTTCTAGCTGAACTTGTAAAGAAAGGAAAACTTGACGTAAGTGACTCTGAGAAAAAAGTTAATGGTCATGAATTGCTTGCAGGGCTTGATAAGGGAAATGAGATCTCTAAAGAGGCTGTTAGCAAGTACACAACTGCTCTATTGAACAACAACCGCTTTAAAAAAAGTGATAATGAGTTCTTGAAAGAACCCAATGATTCAAAGTTTGACCCAATTGTGACTGACTACAGGGGAAAGACAGCAATTTCAAGCCGTCAATCATCTTTTACGAAAATTGGTGAAAGATTAATGAACTCAGCAACAGGTGAGCCATGGAAGAGTGAAGCAAATTCATCTGAAGCATTTGGAAACAGTATCATCCCTGGGCTGGGACAGTTAGGTTTGCAAATCAACAGAGCAGAACTTGACGTTAATACCATTATACGTGACTTGCAAAATGAACCTGATGTTGATGTGTCTACATTCACAAATCTGAATGAAAAAACATGGGGAAATATCAACAGTCATTTAAATCAATTTTCAGGAACTAGCTCACAAGGAATGTATGCTCTAGCAACATCACTTGCTGCAACATCTGCAACAATAATTGAATCACTTACTGGGACAACACTTGGAATTGAAGCTGCTGGTAATGCAATTATTGCAGGTACAACAACTAAATTAAAAACCAATGGTCGTTATATTCTTGGAAGATCACGTGCAAGCCGTCGACTCGTAGAATCAGATGAAAAGAATAATTTAATCGAGTTGAAGTATTCAACATCTGAAGTCCTTGGTCTTATAACTACAAGAGAAGATTACTTTACAGCTGTCAATAAAGGTCTTTTGAACCTATTCACAAGTGGAATTCAAGATAGTCCAGGGTTTTTAAGTGCTGTGTATCGTTCAATAATCAAGCCTATAGTTGTATTTGTTGAAATGTTCGGTAGCGTTGACAATACACAAGGCTCAGTAAATGATATATTATTTGCAATAAAGAGACTTCGTGTAGTAGGCGTTCTTAATGCACTTGCATATATGGGTGATATCCCAGAATATTCTTCAACTCAAAAACTTGAGTTTAATCAAATCAATTCTCCACATGCACCCTATAATGATACAAATAGTCCAAGAAAATTAAGCTGGAACTCTGGTAGAACAATTTCTAATCTGATGATCCCCCAACAAATAAAGAATCTTATGGGTTCAAGTGCAAAATTTGGTCTTGAAAAAATGTCTGTAATTAACTCCTTAACTGGTTCTAATGGTGCAAGATTAGGGCAAAGTACAGTTGATAAAATTGAAAATACCCTAGATTCAGAATATATTCCATTTTACTTTCATGATCTTAGGACAAATGAAGTCATTTCGTTTCATGCATTTATTGAAAGCATCACAGATGGAATCACAACAAGCTACGAATCACTCACAGGAATAAATCGTGTTGAGGAAGTCAAGATGTACAAATCAACATCAAGAAAAATAGGTCTTTCGTTCAATGTGATAGCAACAGATCCTCAAGATTTTGATATTATGTGGGCTAAGATAAACAAATTGACAACACTTATGTACCCGCAATTCACAAAAGGTAGAGAGTTTAAATACAACAATAAAAGCTATACCGTACCATTTAGCCAACGTGTGGGTGCAACACCTCTTATTAGGTTGAGACTGGGTGACTTGTTCAGAAGCAACTATTCAAAATTTGCTGCAGCGCGTTTATTCGGTGCAGAGATATATGCAACCACCTCCGAAAATAATGAAAGTACTGAAAAACAAGTTTACTTGTTGCAAAGTATTGATCAAGAGTTCAGAATTAATGGACAGGCATACACTTTGAGAGATTTGGGTGTATTTGCGACTGAGGCATTAATGATAGAAAAAACAAGATCAGGGTTAAAAACATTAACTAATATAAATAGTTATTTTTCAGTTGAAAATACTGACATAGTAAACAAAATAAGGGAAAAGTTAAATGACTTGTCAGGTAAGTTAATCACTGTAGATGAAAACTCACTTATCAAAAAGAGCTTCGAGACATATGCATCAACTGTCGCTAGCGCGAATATCGACCAAGGTGATCCTACTACACAATTACTCAATAATGATGAAAACCCAGTCATAAAATCATTCAAGGATTCATCAGGTAAGGGATTAGCTGGTGTCATTGAAAGCATGAATTTCACATGGCTTGATTTCCCATGGGAGATCCAAATCGGTAAAAAGAAGCCTATGGGTTGCAAAATTGACATAAGTTTCTCACCAATTCATGATATAACACCTGGTATTGATCATTATGGTTACAATAGAGCAGAGATGTTCCCTGCACAATTTGTAAAGAAAGAGGTATAATATATGCCATTCTCAAGATATAAAAATGACAACATAATTGGGTTCGGAACTCGTATGGGAACTCATATGGGTACTTCAAAAATAAGAGATGCAATCAATTCAGGTGCATTGAACTTTGAAGAATATGTTA